CAAAGAAAATAGTTAGAATATTAAATATGGGACTAAGTAAATGACAACTAAAGATACACAACAAATAATTATAGATGCTCTCTATAAAAGGATTAAAAATTTAGAAGAAATTAATGATGCCCATCAAAAACTTAATGGAAAATTAAGATTAGAAATAGTTGAAAAAGATATACCGCAAGTTGATTGGATAGAAAACTACAACGAATGGAAAACAAATAATGCCAGATGAAAAATTAAAAGAACTTCACAAGATACTTGCTGAAAAGTTATTAGAAAAAGTTAGAGACCCAGACTGTAAAGCATCAGATATGAATGTGGCACGTCAGTTTTTAAAAGATAATAATATAGACGCAGTACCAGTAGACAACTCTCCATTAGGAAAACTAATGAATGAGTTGCCTTTTGAGATACCTAAGAAGTCAGAGATTTGTAATTAGTGAATGAAAAAATTAAAGATTTCCGAAACTTTTTATATTTAGTTTGGGAGCATCTTAATCTTCCACCACCAACAAAAGTACAATACGACATAGCAGATTATATTCAAAAGTCTGGAACAAGAACAATCGTATCGGGATTTAGAGGAGTGGGAAAAAGTTTTATAACTTCTGCGTATGTTTTGTGGAGATTATTATTAGACCCACAATTAAATATTTTAGTTGTCTCAGCTTCTAAAAATAGAGCAGATGATTTCAGTACATTTTGTTTAAGATTGTTAGAGGAACTACCTTTGCTGCATCATTTGAAACCAAGAGAAAATCAAAGACAAAGTAAAATAAGTTTTGATGTTGCACCTGCATTAGCATCACATCAACCTAGTGTTAAGAGTTTAGGAATTTCCAGTCAAATTACGGGCTCTAGAGCCGACCTAATTTTGGCGGACGACATCGAGACATCAGGCAATACACAAACAGCATTAATGAGAGATAAGCTTTCTGAAGCTATAAAAGAATTTGAAGCTGTTGTGAAACCGAATGCAGGAAGTAAAATATTATTTTTAGGGACACCACAAAATGAGCAATCCATTTTAAATAAACTTCAGACAAGAGGTTATAACATTAGATATTGGACAGCTTTGTATCCTACAGAGAAAAGTATAAAAAGTTATGGTTCTAATTTAGCACCTATAATTAATAATACTTGGACAAAAGATTTAGAAGGAAAACCTACAGACCCATCAAGATTTGATGAGATTGATTTATTAAAAAGGAAAGCTAGTTATGGTTCAATAGGCTTTTCTATGCAGTTTATGCTAGATACAACACTATCTGACATAGACAAATACCCAATTAAATTAAGTGATTTAGTGGTTATGACGTGTAATCCTGATAATGCACCAGAGAAAATTATATGGGCAAGTTCACCAGAACTTAAATATAATGATTTACCAATGGTGGGTTTGCAAGGAGATGCATTTTACAGACCCATGCAAACTCAAGGTTCATGGTTAAATTATACTGGATGTAATATGTCTATTGACCCAGCAGGTTTGGGAAAAGACGAAACTGCATATGCAATTACAAAAATACTAAATGGTAATATTTTTCTAGTTTCTTCTGGCGGTTTTAATTCTGGTTACACAGATTACGTCTTAAATAAACTTACACAATTAGCAAAGAAGCATAAGGTAAACAAAATTCTTATTGAAGATAATTTTGGACAAGGAATGTTTGAAGCATTGCTTAAACCATTCTTAACAAAAAATTATCCATGCACTACTGAATTGGTACGTCAAACCACCAACAAGCACAGACGTATCTTGGATACCTTAGAGCCTTTGATTAGTCAGCATAGACTTATTGTTGACCTAGCGGTCATAAACGATGACTATGCGATGACTAATAGTTTGTACCCACCTGAAACTGCTTTAAGGTATCAACTCATGTACCAACTAACTCGATTACAAAAAACAAATAATGTTTTACCACAGGATGACCGCATAGATGCTTTACAGATGTCTTGTTTCTACTGGTTAAATATGTTGACTAAGGATGATGAGATGTCTATGAAACAGCGACAGGAAGACCTCTTAGACGCTGAACTAGACTTATATTGGGGTGTCACGAGAGAACACTCATGGATAAAATTATATTAAAGACATTCATAGGAGAGACTTTAGTTTAAACATAAGTATTGGTATTGTTGGTTTTTTATATAAGTGCCACTATAGATATATAGAAACTTATAGTTAAACTATAGTGAACTATAGAAACTTAATATTAATATTACAAAGACATCAACAAAGGTACTTTGGTAACTCTTTCTTTAACTTAATGAGTAAAAATTATGACAGATAAAGTAATATATTTAAAATCTCTTTTTAGTAAGTTTAAACCTAAAAATAAACTACCTGAAGACATTAGGAATGCTATGTTAGCTCTTGGTGTACAGGTTGATAAAGAGAAGGCAGCTGAACGAAAGTCTTCTAACGGTTTAGATGAGTTTACATCAGGTCGAAAATTCATTCTAAAAAACATGGATGAGTTTTTATCTTATGCAATAGATTATTCTATTATTGATACTATGAAGAATAAGTTCCCACTAAATAATTTGGGAAAAAAATCTGACTACTAGTATCGTAGTACAGGAAATCAAAAATCCCCCTATGCCCTATGCTAAAAAACTAGGTGGGGGTACCCTATGTTTCACGTGGTTACGAAACATTTCTACGCAACATAGGTAAATAAATTAATGAAACTGCGGAGATGCACTAGTCTTGGTGAACAGTGCATTCATTTTTACTGGATTTTTCAGCAGCAATCACAAGTTGGTATGATTTTTTCCAATTTTTTTAATTTCGCATTTGTCTTTCATTATCTGTTTAGAGCAAACCTAAAATAACCAATCGTTCTATTAAGAACTTTAACAAAGGAGTGCATATGGAAATCAAAGTAATAAGTCACTTTGGTGAATGTGTTTATGCTACAGGCACAGTCCTGAAGAATAAACTTAAAGAGAAACAAGAGGAAGTTTCAAAGGTTATGAACAAACCTTTTGATAAACCTAAAGTTCATATCGTGGTTGAACAGACTGTAGAAGATACGATTTAACTAACTTTAAACCTGTGTCTTACTAAGAAGGTTGACGTTTTCCACAAATTGAAATATTTATAAAATAAAAGTAATGTTCTTAAAATGTTCTATTGAGTTATAAATTTGGATAGAATAAAAGAACTCATACCACAATAAGTGGTATAAGCGTTTAAATATACTATATATGGGAGAATATGGGTTATGACAATGCGACAAAAGAGACAAAAACGTTATGGGAAACAGACACTCTATATATACGTCCAGAAAAGGATTATTAGTACCAAAGCCACGTAAAAACACCTGGTTTATCAATACATTATCTATTTTTTCGAAGTTTAATTCAACGTTATACCTCCCTTTAACAATCCCACACCTAAATCAATCAATCAATCAATGGAGAAGAAGATAAATGAAACATTTAACATTCAAGCAAGAACAAGAGAGAATTATACGTGCTATCAAGCAAGAACAAGAGAGAACTATACGTGCTATAAAAAAAGAAATAAAAATAACAAGTGAACAAGAAAAGGAATGGTTAAAAGGTTTTGCGTATTTTTCCCTAAAGAATGATGCTGATGTAACTGAACCTAAAGTTCTGACACTTTATCTTACTCATTTAACGAATTACTTAAAAAAACATCTGAAGAAAATAAGAGAAAACCCAATCCCATCTACAAGAGTTTCACTAGCAGGATACACTAAGATGGAAGTCATTCAGGAAGAAATTGGAGCTGACCCAAAAGGACGCTTTACATCTGATTGGTATGCATCCAATCCAATAGATAATCAGAAGATACATGAAATAGTAAATAAGTCTCACACTTACGAAGAAGCACTAGCGTTATGTGAACTTGGAGAAGTGGACACTATTATAAGAGAAAAAGTTCTTAGATATTTTGAACCACAACCACAAGTATTACTTACCGATTATCAATTTTTTAAAGGAGTTAAAAGTGGAAAATTTAAAATTAAAGAAAGAGAAGAAGGATATTAAATTAATGGAGAAGAAGATAATGATAAATGAATATATCAAAGATATGCCTGTCGAAATTAAGTGGAGTGATGGTTTAGTTTATAGAGGTTATCTTCAAAGAAAATTAAGAACAAACTTTGAAGTTAGAATACCTAAAGACTTAAATAAATATTGGAGTTACCCAACTGAATTAGCAAGAATACCTGCTGATGTTATGAGAAAAATAACACCAGAAGAATTTAATGAAATAGGAGAATGGAGCAGGGGGTTGTCTGAAGCAAATGGGACAAAACACTCATGATTAAAAGTGATAACGAAAAAGTAAAAGAATTTGAAGCAGATGAACTTAATTCTTTAAAGAAACGAATAAAGAATTTTCCTGCCAAAGAAATAATAGACGCAATTAGAACAGTTAATAAATCTAAATTTCCTAAAGAAGAAATAATAGAATTAATTAAAAGAGTTAAAGGAACAAGTTGGCACAGGGGGACATTACACTAATGAAAAATAACATTTGTCACAAAGCTGCAACAAAACTGCAACAAACAGAATTTAAAACGAACTAATGAAAGATATAACTAAAAATGAAGAACTTCAGACCCAAATACCTAGATGTTTGGATAATCTGCTATTTGGGGAGATGGTTACAGTTAATCGCAATCCTAGCAAGGCATTGATAAATCGAATGCAATCAGGAGTATATCCAGCTGTGTATGCACTAGTTGTTGCTTTTTTAAATAAAAGGTATATATAATATGACTGAAAA